ACTGAAGGCGTTGTCACGTTCCTTAATAAGGTGTGTGAGATGGAACTTGAAAAGTATATTGACCGTTGTTATGAAGAACTCGCGACCTACGTAAACGCTTATGACCAGAAGATGTTCATGAAGCGTGAGAACATCGCTGAACGTGGTATCTGGACTGCGAAGAAGCGATACATTCTCAACGTATGGGATAGTGAAGGTGTTCGTTACGATGAGCCTAAACTGAAGATGATGGGCATCGAAGCGGTCAAGTCATCAACTCCTGCTCCTTGCAGGACGATGATTAAGGATGGTCTGAAACTGATGATGAATGGCACTGAAGAAGATGTTATTGACTTTATCGACAAGTGTCGGGTTAAGTTCAAAGAACTTCCTCCTGAAGAGATTGCTTTCCCTCGTTCTGTATCTGATGTTGTGAAGTATCGTTCCCACGCTGATATCTACGCAAAGGGAACTCCCATCCATTGTCGGGGTGCTCTCCTTTATAATCACTATTTGAAGGAGAAGAAACTGACCAATAAATATTCACTTATTAATAACGGTGAGAAGATCAAGTTCCTTTACTTGAAGAAACCGAATATTATTCAAGAGAATGTTATATCATTCATCCAAGACTTCCCACATGAACTTGGACTTGACAAGTATATCGACTATGACCTACAATTTGAAAAGAGTTTTGTCGAACCACTCAAGTCCATTCTTGATGCGATTGGATGGAATGTTGAAAAAACTGTAAACCTTGAACTCTTTTTTGGGTAATGGACTTTCTAAAAGAAATTGTAAAAGAGATTGGTGATGACTACACCAAACTTGCAGCGGACATTGATGATGCTGAGAAATATGTTGACACAGGTTCGTACATTTTTAACGCACTTGTTTCTGGCAGTATTTTTGGCGGTGTATCTGGCAATAAGATTACTGCCATTGCTGGTGAGTCTTCTACTGGCAAGACTTTCTTTTCTCTCGCTGTTGTTAAAAATTTCCTTGACAGTAATCCTGACGGTTATTGTCTGTACTTTGATACTGAGGCAGCAGTTAATAAGTCTCTTCTCGCAAGTCGTGGACTACCTCTCGACCGTGTGGTAGTGGTCAATGTTGTAACTGTTGAAGAGTTCCGTAGTAAGGCACTCAAAGCAGTTGACCTATACCTAAAAAAACCTGAAGATGAACGCAAACCAGTGATGTTTGTGCTAGACTCTCTGGGGATGCTTTCAACTGAGAAAGAGATTACTGACGCTCTCAACGACAAACAAGTTCGGGACATGACCAAATCCCAACTCATCAAAGGTGCGTTCCGTATGCTCACACTCAAGTTGGGTCAAGCAAACATCCCAATGATTGTTACTAACCACACTTACGATGTCATCGGTGCATACGTTCCAACCAAAGAGATGGGTGGCGGCTCTGGTCTTAAATATGCGGCGTCCACAATTATTCACCTTAGTAAGAAAAAGGAGAAGGATGGAACAGAAATCGTTGGAAACCTTATCAAGGCAAAGACTGCTAAGTCGCGTTTAAGCAAGGAGAACCAAGATGTTACGGTGCGTCTTTATTACGATGAGCGTGGTCTTGATCGATATTATGGTCTTCTTGAACTGGGCGAACTCGGTGGGTTGTGGAAGAATGTTGCTGGTAGATATGAAATAGATGGGAAGAAGGTATATGCGAAAGCAATCCTGAAAGACCCTGATACTTATTTCACCCCTGAGGTGATGGATAAACTGGACACCATTGCAAAAGAAAATTACTCCTATGGAACGAATTGAGACAACTATTCTACGAAACCTTGTTTTCAATGAAGAGTATTCTCGGAAAGTAATTCCATTCATTCAACCTGACTATTTTGAGCAACGCTCTGATAAGGTTATCTTTGAAGAGATTGCTTCATTCATTGTGAAATATGGTTCTGCCATTTCGACAGAAGCATTGTGTATTGAGATTGAGAATAGAACTGATCTCAATGAAAATGAAGTCAAGGAAACTAGAGACTTGACTTCTGATCTTACTGATGCTCCTGTTGATCATCAGTGGTTACTTGATACCACTGAGAAGTGGTGTCGAGACCGTGCCATCTATCTGGCACTTATGGAATCCATCGGCATTGCTGATGGTGGAAGTAAAGAAAAAGGTAGGGATGCTATTCCTAGCATTCTTTCTGATGCCCTAGCGGTATCATTTGATAATAATATCGGACACGACTACTTACTTAACTACGAAGAAAGATATGAGTTCTACCACAAGAAGGAAGACAAGATCCCGTTTGATCTCGAATACTTTAACAAAGTCACGAAAGGTGGGCTCCCTAACAAAACTCTTAACATCGCGCTTGCTGGTACAGGCGTCGGCAAGTCTCTATTCATGTGCCATGTGGCTAGCTCCGTCTTGCTCCAAGGACGGAACGTTCTGTACATTACAATGGAAATGGCAGAAGAGAAGATTGCTGAACGAATTGACGCAAACTTATTGAATGTCCCTATTCAAGACTTGACAGATCTTCCTAAGGGAATGTTTGAAAACAAAGTCACAAGTCTTGCTAAGAAGACGCAGGGTACGCTAATTATTAAAGAGTACCCTACTGCGAGTGCACACAGTGGACACTTTAAAGCACTTCTTAATGAACTTGCACTTAAGAAGTCATTTAGACCTGATATTATTTTCATTGATTACCTTAATATATGTGCTTCCAGCAGATATAAGTCAGGCGTTTCTGTCAATTCATATAGCTATATTAAGGCTATTGCAGAGGAGCTTAGAGGGTTGGCTGTCGAAGCCGAGGTCCCTATCGTATCTGCCACCCAGACCACTCGTTCTGGTTATGGTAGCTCTGACGTTGACATTACTGACACTAGTGAGTCCTTTGGTCTCCCTGCTACTGCTGATCTTATGTTTGCCCTTATTAGCACTGAGGAACTTGAACAACTTGGTCAGATAATGGTGAAGCAGTTGAAAAACCGATACAATGATCCGACTATCTACAAGAGGTTCATTGTTGGCATTGACCGTGCCAAAATGCGTTTGTATGACTGTGAACAAACAGCACAAGACAACATACTTGACTCTGGGCAAGAAGAGGAGTATACTCCTGAGGAGGACAAACCTAAAAAATCATTTGACGGATTTAAATTCTAATGACTAAGCGTATTAACTTTGAACGGTATGAACACTTTGTTGATGCAGTGACCAGCGATGCTTCTAAAGATTTTGTTTCGCTTGCTGACCGTCTTGTTGAACTTGATGGAAAGGGTGCCAATATTGAGCGTCTTTTTACTGCTGGGGTTGGGATCAATGCTGAAGGTGGTGAGTTTTTGGAGATCATCAAGAAGATGGTATTCCAAGGCAAACCTTGGAACGACGACAACCGAGAACATCTTATTATTGAGTTGGGTGATCTTCTCTGGTACGTAGCACAAGCAACCCAGGCACTTGATATTTCCTTCGAAGAAGTTATTGAAACCAATATCAAGAAACTTGAGAAGCGATATCCTGGTGGTCAATTTGATATCTATTACTCTGAAAACCGTGCCTCTGACGACCGATGAAAACCGTAACTATCACAATGGATGCTCGCCAAGCAGCAGCAGTCCGACAGTCTCTGTTTGCAGACACTAAAGTCTACACTTACGATCCTAAAGCAGTTCCTGAACGTGTAGTTGATATTCGCAGTGTTATTGTGGATATTGATGAACAACTTGAAAAGGAAGAAGTTGAGTGTCAGGATGATTGTCCACCAGGCACTATCTACATTAATGGTGAGTGTGCTGAACTTGGTGGATAAATAATCCAAAAGAGAAATGGCCTCTTTAGGTACTAAACCAGCAGACTGGGAAAAATATGTAAAAAATAATCCCCAGTCTTCTTCCATTGATTATGTTGTGGAAAACAATGTTGTTGATGCCCCAGTATATAAAAATTCATCACTGAAAGAAGCTGTGATGTATGTTAGTGCTGGGCAGAAACTTAAGATAACAACCAACAATTTTACTCAGATTGGTAGAAGTAAGTATGCTAATGTTAGGATTGGATCTAAGTCTGGTCTACTTAGAATAACGAATATAAGAAAACCAACTGGCAGAGGTGGGGCTGATGCTGAGCAAAGGACATTAGACTTTACTGTTACACAGTTGAGAAAACTGGAAGAAGTTGCCAATATAGGTAGAGGAAACCGTGGTGGTATCGATTTACTAATTCCTGGAATTGGTATGAGACTTGGTATAACTTCTGTTGAGAAGGTTCCCAATAGAATACACGGTAGGGAAGCCAAGTCTGATTTTGTTCTAAAAAATGCATTGGGTAAAGGTGTTGTCTTTATATCACACAAAGATGGTAACGGACCAAATGCTTTTGGTCAATATGGTGGCGTCTCTGGAGTAGCAGGAAACATTCAAGACGCAACACTCATCTATAATAATCCTGAAGTGCAGGCATATCTTACCAAACTTTATACGTTATATAATGATGCTGTAAGTGGTTCTAGACAGATTAGAAATAACCCGTTTAATAGAGAAGGAAGATTGACGACAGCTGTGAGTTCTGCTGTGCAAAGTCCTACATTAATAAATCAGTCTGTTTACGGTCCTGACTTTGGAGGTGCTTATGGACCAGATAACGTCCATCTTATAGGTCAAGGACAGTTTATATTCAATCCACTAGTTACTGATGATGGTGACGTATACTTTAGATTGTCTTTCAGTGGTCATATGACATTGAATGGTCAAGTTAATAAAGATTTTGCTAATGATAATAGTGGATATCGTGCTACACTTATTACAACATACAGGGCTGGAAGACCAACACAGACACCTCAAGGACCAGTTCCTCTTACAAGAACTGCTATCTATCCTAAAAGTTACAGATTAAGTGCGATCAATATCAACACTCTATTATGAACTCATACATTTCTGAACTTATAAAAGACTATAATGGTAAGGACTATGGAGAGTTTGCTTACTACGTCTACAGTGTCTTCAATAAAAAGTGTGAGGGTAAGCACAAGGATAAATATATAAAGATACGAAATGATGTTTTGCGTTACATTGGTGACAACAAAGCATCTATCAGTGTAGAACTCAAGAAGTGATGAAAAGTTTTTTCCAGTTTATTACTGAGTCCGCATCTCAGCAGGCAGCACGCATGGGTCTGCAGGGAGACGGTCATGGTGGATGGTATAAAGATGGTGAGTTTGTAGCGAAGACAGAGAAAGGAAGACTCAAGTTTTATAATAAGCGTCAGAAAGTTGGTAAGCAAGATCCACCTTCCACCGAAAAAGAGAAGCGTGTATCCAATCCAAACTTTGTTGACCCTGCCAGACAACAACAGGCAGCACCTGCTCCTGCTGCCGCCGCTCCAAAAGCAAAAGAGCAGCAGGAAGTCAAACCACAATATGATGAGGTAGAAAAAACTAAGGGAACTTTGACTGTTGCCTTTGGTCGTTTCAATCCTCCACACCTTGGTCACTTGCAGTTGATGGATACTGCTGCTGGTTCTGCTAAGAGTGATGGTGGTGACTATATGATTGTCCCGTCACGCAGTCAGGACCCTAAAAAGAATCCTTTGGATGCTGACAGTAAAGTCAAAGTGATGCAGGATATGTTCCCGCAGCACAAGAAGAACATTGCTAACGATGCTGGGACAAGAACTATTTTTGATGTTCTGAAGAAAGCACATAATGATGGTTATGCAAATGTCAGAATTGTTGGTGGTGCTGATAGAGTAAAAGAGTTTGAAAAACTTTCTGGTAGTTACAATGGTAAATTGTATAAGTTTGATAAACTTGAAGTTGTGTCTGCAGGAGATAGAGACCCAGACTCTGATGGAGTAGAAGGTTTATCTGCATCAAGAATGAGACTTGCTGCTTCTGAGAATGACTTCAAGAAATTTCGTTCTGGTATGCCTAGTGATATGAAACCAGAAAAGGCAAAGGAAATCTTTGGCATGGTTCGTCGTTCCATGGGTATCAACGAAGCAAAGCGTTGGGAAATTGCTCCTAAGTTCTATCCTCAGAATCTTAGAGAGAACTACCTCAACAAGAAGATATTTGATATTGGAACTTTGGTTGAAAACTTGAATACTGGTCTGGTTGGTCGTGTTATTCGTAGAGGAACAACTTATCTTATCTGTGTAACTGAAGATAAGATTATGTTCAAGTCTTGGATCAAGGATGTTATGGAAGCAGTTGTAAATTATCCTGGTCCTTCTGGAGTTCCTGCAAACCAAAGAGAAGTTGGAACTGATGCTCATTTTAAGTATGTTGCTAGACTAACAGGTCAGGATTTCATAAATAAATACAGGAAAAAGTAAGTTAGTAACATCTTCCAATGACTATCAATATTTCTGAAGAACTTCCAGCACGTAAGCACGCTCCTGTTGCCGACAAGAAAGAGGGTGGAGAAAAGCCTGCTGCCAAGGGTAAAAAATCTGCTCCTGGTAAGACGGAAGAGAACTCTGCCAAGAGAATTCGTCAAGCAGTGTATGATATTCGCTATCGTGCCAGAAGAGAAGATATTGATCTGAAAGCCGCTTTCTCCCAGTACATGTCGAATACTTCGATGAGTCCTGCTGAGCGTTCTGCTGTTAAGGAAAAACTCTTTGGTAAGAAGGGTGGAATGTCTGAGCAGTTTGATCTCAACAGTGTTGACTGGGCAGTAGATGGTGTTGCTAACGCCATGTATAAGGTCTTTGTTGAGGGTGTAGACAAGGAAGAGCAGATTGAACTTGAGTATGAAAAGGGACTGACCGAAGAAAAAGTCAGAAAGTATAAGGTCAGAGTCACTGATCCCAAGAACGATCGTTCATATGTTAGATTTGCTGACCGTGAAAAGATCAGTGCTCTGAGAGCAAGAGGTCTCAAAGTCGAAATGACTGAGCACGGTGATGCTTATGAGGGTGGTAAAGACCCAAGAAAGAAACCTGAAAAGAAAGCAAAGAAAGATTATGATGGTGACGGTAAAGTAGAATCTGGAACCGCAGAGTATATGGGTTCCAGAGACAAAGCCATCAAGAAGGCGATGGCAGATAGAACTAGAAAAGAAGAGGTCTTTGTAGAGAAGACTGGAACCACTTCAACTGAAGGTAAGGGTCAACCACCTAAGATTGATGTCGGCACTAAGTTTGACAACTATAAGGAAGGTAAGATTAAGATCTTCCCTCAGGACCCATCTGATACTGGTAACAAGATCATGTCTTCGCATGAACTTGAAGGTGAAATGATTGCTGAGAAGAAAGATAGTAAGGCAAAAGAAAAGTTCTTGGCAATGATCGCTAAGAAGAAAGGTAAGGAAGAGGATAAAGATGAAGAAAAGAAAGAGTCTACTTGTGAGGAAGTAGTCCAGGAAGCAGATACCATGGTTGGTGTTGAACCTCCTAAGAAGGTAGAAACTCCTGACCGTCGTGGTAACGCTGCCATGATCAACGTCATGAAGAACAAGTTGAGAGCAGGTATGGGTATCAAGAACCCTATCGTCATGGTTGATCCAGATGAGGTTGAAGACAAGTATGAGAAGATGGCAACCTCTGATGAGATGAAAACTTCATGTGAAGAAAACAATCTTTCCATCACTGACACCATCAAAAAGATTGTCTCTGAAGGTCTTCCAAGAGAGGAAGTTCAAACAGTTGATGAAAACCTTCAAGATGTTGTTGATAAAGTAACCAAAACAGCTCAAAGTGGTTTGGAAAAAATTGGTGTAAAAATCAACAGAACTCCAAGAGGCACTACAACAAAAGCGGATCAAGATAAAAAGATTGAAAACAATGTGAAATAATAGTTAACTTGCTATATAGAGTAACGTATGCTCTAAGGCAATGTTAGCATTTCTCCTTCCGCTCGCATCTAAAATTATCAAAGATGCTGTCGCAAAGATTCCTGAAAACGAAGAACTCGGTGAGAAGATGGTTGAGATCTGTCTTGTTATCTTGGGTAAAGCGGTTAAGCTGACCAAGACTGACATGGACGATCAACTTCTTGAGGTTGTCACTAAGGCAATCAAGAACAGAGAAGCTGAATAATTTTATAAATATCAATATAAGATTTTAATATAGGTAAGGACACATGGCTCTTTGGGGCGTATCAGACTCATTATTCTCTACCGGCACAATTAGCGTGAACCTTACCACCAAGGTTTGCACTATCAGCACTGGAACCCTTCCTGCTGCTTCTACTATTGAAGGCACGGTAGTTACCATCACTGGTAAGGGAAGTGCAGTTATCAAAGAAAGAACTGGTAACACAACCTTTACTATCCACAATACTACAGGTCTTGACGGAACTGCTATCAGTGGTGTTGCTTACAACATCTCTGAGCAACCTATCTACCTGAATGAAGATAGCAACTATGCTGGAACCGAAATCTACGGTGTAGATGAGGCAGAGCAACAAAAGACCAACTCTGGTTCTTCAACAGCAACTGCTGAACAGAAGAAGTACAACCCTGCTCACGCTGGTTGGGTTGGTATTCAAACCTACACTGATGGACACGGTAACTTACGTGTCAAGACAGAAGTTCTTGTCGCAGGTAGTTCTATCACTGGTGATGCTGCTGACGACGCCAAGCTTCCTGAATGATAACATGGGTTAATATATGAGATTTGACGAATTGAATGAGAGTAACTACTTACTCTTCGCTATAAAATTCTACGATAACCCACAGTCAGTTACAAGGGACGACTTTGAGTCTGATCTTAAACGTATTAGATACGTGAAAAGATTATTGAAAAGGTATAAGAATAGTGGTGAGTTGAAGGTTCACCTTATTTTGAACCACCTCATAGTTTTATTCAATGTGTTTAACGACGCAGCAGTCCCTCTGCTATTTTATAATCTTGATGAAGAACTTTGGCCAGCGATAAAAAGTTTCCTGGTATTCTTGAATAGGTTGCCAGAGTATCCCAAAACAAATATTGATGACTTTGATATAGACCAACACTGCTTAGCACAACTAAGGGCATTATGAAGATCGACAGAGTTATTGAAATTGTTCGCAACTATAAGTTGTCGGAGGAGATGTCTGTCGGTGCTGGTGGATTTACACAAGCTGCTGATGCTAAAGGTCCTGTCGCTGGTTATGATAAACCCTTGAAAAAAAGATATATCTATCAGAAAAACTCAAGGAAGAATTGGTTGAAGAAAGATGTTCTCTGATTCAAAAGTTGCTCAGTTAGAAACGAAGTTAGATATTTACGAAGAGCTCTCCAGAGAGATGCTGGCGAAGTTAGAAACCGCTGTTGATAAGATATCCGAAGGTAATACAAGAATCGCTCAAATCCTTGCGAAGCACGACGAAAGGATTGAGCAAAGTATTAAAAGTGATGAACTCATCATCAAGATGATTGATGAGATGAAGGTTAATAGTGATAAGAATACTCAAATACTTCATGGTAGAATTGATAAGATACAAGAGGAGATAAAGGCATTCTCAAAGTTTAGATGGCAGATAGGTGGTGTACTCGTAGTGGCAGCACTTCTTATCGGTGCAGGTAGCAGACTGGCACCCATCTTCTTGACTCCCGAAGCTCAGCAAGTTATAATAGAGCGACAGTAAAACCTTTACATAATGGATCTAGTTGACTCCAAGTATATTGGACTAGTTTCCTCGCGTCTGCAGAAATTTAAGAAGGTCAAGAATGACCTTTACAACTTCCGCTGCCCTATCTGTGGTGACTCTCAGAAGCACAAGAATAAGGCACGGGGGTATTTTTATGTCGTGAAGAATAACACCAACTTCAAGTGTCATAACTGCGGCGCTAGTCTTTCCCTCAATAACTTTTTGAAGACTATTGATACTACTCTTCACAAGCAATACACTCTTGAGAAGTTCAAAGAGGGGCACACTGGTAAGGGTTTTGTTGTTGAAGCACCGAAACTGGAGTTTAAGAAACCAGTATTCAAAACAAAGTTGGATCTTCCAAAAGCATCAGTGAATGATGCTGCCAGAGAATATCTCATTAACCGTCGTCTTGATCCAGAAAAGTTTTACTTTACTGACAGTTTCAAAAAGTGGACAAATACAAAAAAACAAACGTTTGACTCCACATATAGGGACGAGGCACGTATCATCATACCAATGTATGATAAAACCAAAACACTCATCGGTTTCCAAGGCAGAAGTCTAGTTCCTAACTCTGTTAAATATATCACCGTGATGATTGACGAAGAGGCACCGAAAATCTATGGACTTGATAACATCAATGAAGAACTACCAGTCTATGTGGTCGAAGGACCCTTTGACAGCACTTTCATCGACAATAGCGTGGCTTTGTGTGGTAGTGACGGTGACCTGGGTTATTTTGAGGGAAGCAGTATCGTTCTTGTTTACGATAACGAGCCCCGCAATAGAGAAATTGTCAATCGAATTGGGAAATGTATTGACAGAGGTGAAAAGGTCGTCATCTGGCCAAACGGAGTAGAACAGAAGGACATCAACGATATGGTCCTTGCTGGACATGATGTTATGAGTATGTTAAAATCAAATACATATTCTGGTTTAGAAGCAAAAGTTAAATTCAACACTTGGAAGAAAATATGAGTAACGGTACAAAAGTTGTCAAGAGAGATGGTAAAACCGAACTTCTTGATCTGAATAAACTTCACGTCATGGTGGAGCAGGCATGTAAAGACCTGGCAGGAGTCTCTGCTTCTCAGGTTGAAATTCAGTCTGGTATTCAGTTTTATGATGGCATCACTACAGCAGAGATTCAGGAGATCCTGATTCGTTCTGCCTCTGACCTTATTGATCTAGACCACCCCAACTATCAGTTCGTAGCAGCGCGTCTGCTGCTGTTTGCTCTCCGTAAGCAACTGTTTGGTCGGATGCATGAGAACCCCTCTGTAAAAGCGCATGTAGAGCGTTGTGTGGGTCTTGGTGTCTATGACCCTGAGATTCTGGATCTTTATACTGACGAAGAGTTTGATAAACTCCAGTCATACATTGATCACAGTCGTGACTATTTGTTTACATATGCTGGTCTTCGCCAGGTCGTAGATAAATATCTTGTTCAGGATAGAAGCAGTGGTTCTGTTTATGAGACACCACAGTTCATGTATCTCTTGATTGCAGCGACTATCTTTTCCAAGTATCCTAAGGACACACGTCTCGACTACGTAAAGAAGTACTATGACGCAATCTCAAGACACAAAATCAACATTCCCACACCTATCATGGCAGGAGTGCGAACTCCACTTCGACAATATGCTAGCTGTGTTCTTGTTGATGTTGATGACTCCCTCGATTCTATCTTTAGCTCTGATATGGCTATTGGCAGATACGTTGCACAAAGGGCGGGAATCGGCATCAACGCAGGCAGAATCCGTGGCATCAACGCTAAAATCAGAGGCGGAGAAGTTCAACACACAGGTGTTGTTCCATTCCTCAAAAAATTTGAGGCGACTGTCAGATGCTGCACTCAAAATGGCATTCGAGGTGGAAGCGCAACTGTCCACTTCCCAATCTGGCACCAAGAAATCGAAGACATCATCGTCCTGAAGAACAACAAGGGCACAGAAGACAACCGCGTGAGGAAACTTGACTATTCGATTCAAATCTCAAAACTTTTCTACGAAAGATTTATTCGGAACGAAGAAATCTCCCTCTTCAGCCCTCACGATGTTCCAGGTCTGTATGATGCTTTTGGCACTCCTGACTTTGACGAACTATATGTACGTTTTGAATCTGATGAGTCAGTTCCGCGCAAATCTATCGGAGCTCAAGAACTCTTTCTGGACATCCTGAAGGAGAGAGCAGAGACTGGTAGATTGTATATTATGAACATTGACCATTGCAACTCCCACTCTTCCTTTATGGATAAAGTTGAGATGAGCAATCTGTGTCAGGAGATCACTCTCCCTACTAAACCACTTCAACACATCGATGATCCTGATGGAGAAATTGCTCTCTGCATTCTTAGTGCTATTAATGTTGGAAAAATTAGGGATCTTGAGGATCTTCAAGTTCTTTGCGATCTTGCTGTTCGCAGTTTGGATGAACTCATTGATTTCCAAGGATACCCCGTCAAAGCAGCAGAAATCGCTACAAGAGCACGTAGATCGCTTGGAATCGGTTACATTGGTCTCGCACACTACCTTGCCAAGAACGGACAAGGATATGATGATCCAGGCGCTTGGAAACTAGTTCACGATCTCACTGAAGCCTTCCAATATTACTTGATTTCTGCTACAGTGGATCTGGCACAAGAAAAAGGTGCCTGTGAGTATAGCAGCCGAACAAAGTATGGAAATGGAATTCTTCCAATCGATACATATAAGAATGATGTGGATGAAATAGTTCCGAATGAGCTTCACTATGATTGGGAGGATCTTAGACTTCGGGTCAAAGAGCACGGAGTACGGAACTCAACATTGTCTGCTCAGATGCCATCGGAAAGCAGTTCCGTTGTGTCAAACGCAACAAATGGAATCGAGCCACCTAGAGGGTATTTGTCCATTAAGAAAAGCAAAAAAGGACCGCTCAAACAGATCGTTCCTCAATACGCAACTCTTAAAAACAATTACACTCTGCTTTGGGATATGCAGTCTAATGCTGGGTATATCAACATTGTTGCCGTCATGCAGAAGTTCTTCGACCAAGCAATCAGCGGCAACTGGAGTTACAATCCAACCCAATACCCAGATAATGAAGTACCAGTCTCCGTGATGGCACAAGATCTTCTAACTACATACAAATACGGTTGGAAGACTTCTTATTATCAAAATACATACGACTTCAAGACTGATGAGGTAGAAGATACCAAAGAAAGTCTTGACAATCTAATCGCTCAACTAGAACA